ACCTTTCACAATCACATCCTTTGTAATACTTCCCTTTGTTTCCTTCTCACGGAATCGAACCTTCTTATCATTTAGTTTAATATCATCTACATCATTCTGTTTCATAGTATTCTTTATAAAAGTAGCAAGTTCCTTCTCTCTCTTTGAGAGGACTGAAACATCCTTACGTGCTGCACTAATCTGCGCCTTCAAACTGACCCATTCTTCAATAGTTTGCTTTAAATCAGACATTTGTATTTATTTTGGGTCTTGTCTTTAAACCGACTCACTTGTAATCTGAATCCTGAATCTCAAACAGAGGTCTCATCTGTTCTGGAACAATTGTTGACAGGTTAAAGATGCTCACTGGGTCACGGGGATTTGGTGGCTCGGAGCGAATCTGCCAGTTGGCGTTACGTAAAGTACCGCCAATAGTCTCTGGGTACCCAATCATGTTGCGAGGATCAAGGTAATTCTGATTGGCCAGAATGGTGTCAGTAGAAAACTGGCTGAAATCCTCAGAAACGGGCACCTCCTTTGGGAGCATACCAGCTGGAAGAGAATCGGGGGAGGCACCTTCTGAAACAGCTGGAGGTGCATCGTCAGATTGGTAAGGGGCACCTTCAAGTACGAAAGAACTCTTTACAGTCTTTGGCTTGATGAAAAAAATATAAATCAAAAATACAGCCAGGGCAATAATTGCCAATGTTTTACCATCAAGAGTCATTTATAATGCATCAAGAAAAATCTTCTAGATCCTCCTCTGCAACTTCATCTTCCTGAGCTTCATCGTCAAACATATATTTATTCACTGGTGATTTTTGTTCAGAATTTAGTATACGAGCTTGAGCTACTCTCCAAATGGGTCCAAAATTTTTCTTTAGGAACCAAATACCAGACAGTTCCACAATAAGATTACATTTGCAACCCTTTTGGAGCTCTTCGACCGGAATCTCCTCCTTGTTGGCGTTAAATACAAGTGTTACACACTTTCCCTTGATCTTCATGAGACTCGCCTCAAATACATCTGATGTTACTGAGTTTTCATACATTTTTGTAAGAGTCTCGAGTGAGATTGTCTTTCCGAACCAGTCCTCTGAAGACTCAGCAGCCTTTGCGAGTATCTTTTCATCATAGTCAGAGAGATCAACTGGTATTTTGTAACAGCCAGGTCCGACAACAGTACACCCATTCAGTTGTTTGAAAATACGTTTGTTGTCTGTGTCTGACATTTTCACAAAGTACCTTCCGTCACTGAGCTTCGTAGGTTTTTCAAATATGTGTGCCATTTATTATATATAGAAAATATTCCTTTATTACAAGAATGCTTGATCAGACGAGTATGCTGATGATTAGTCTTCTCATGCTTTCCCAAACATCAAAGATGGCTATATTCGTGATACTCGTTGCAATCATCTTCTTTATTCCAGGTGTTAAAGATAAGGTGTCTACATATATTAATAATGGCTACTCTGGACTCTTTGGAGCTCGCAATCAAGTCTCTGCACCGGGAAATGCGCAAAATCCACCAGCTGCTGGAGGACCCAACGGGGGAGAAGGCCAAGGTCCGTACGGCCAACAACAGTTTCAAGCGTCCACTCAAGGTTTCGGACAAGCTTCGGGCTTTTCTCCAGCTTCAGCCTGATGAGATGATTTCTCGGTCCGAGGTTACAAAGCGTATCAATGTGTATGCAGCAGAGCACAATCTGAAGAATGGTCAGAAGATTACCATGGATGCAGCTCTGAAGGATCTTCTGAACCCCCCAGAGGGCACCGAGATTACATACCTGAATATTCAGCGATACATGAAGGATCATTACATCAAGGATACTCCAGTGGTACCCCCTGTTCAGTCTCAGGTAGAAGAGCCACCAAAGAGCGGACGACCAGCAGTAAAGACTGGTAAGAAGGTTGCTTAAAGATAATAGTAAAGTAATATAAAAGATGGTGGTACCTATTACTCAATTGGAACTTGAAGGTATCATCGGTACAAGAATAAATAAAATTGATAATTACATCAGGGCTTTTACTCACAAGTCACACGATGTTAATCAATCATATGATAACTTGGAATTTATAGGGGATTCAATTCTTGGGTTTATTGTCACAAAATATTTATTTGATATGTTTGGAAATGTCGAAAATGAGGGGTTTTTGACAAAGGCTCGTACAAAAATCGTAAGAGGTACGACTTTATCTAACATATCACATAAATTAGAACTTTACAAATGGATCCAGATGGATGAAAAGGGGACCAGGAATGAATGGAATAAAAATCCAAAGATTTTAGAAGATGTATTTGAAGCTCTTATAGGCGCTATGTATTTAGATTTAGGACTTATTCGTACTCGTGAATTCGTATTGAAACTTTTAGAATTGTACCCAGTTGATTTTGACATCGATGATAATTTTAAAGACCAGCTTATGCGCACATGCCATACAAATAAACAGCCTTTACCTGTTTATGTACTTGATTCTAATTCAAAAGGTACATTTAAAGTGACTGTATACATAGATTCAAAAGTATGCGGAACAGGTGTTGGTCAAAATAAGAAACAAGCCGAACAAGATGCAGCCCGTGATGCACTTAAAAAGATGTTACGTTGTTGAATGAATGGGTCAGATTTGTCCAATCGTGCAAAAATTGTTGAGTGCTGCTTATGATGAGCAGAGAAGTCAGGAATGGTTTCAGCTCCGTGGTAATCTTCTGACGGCGAGTGATGCAGCGGCAGCCCTTGATCTCAACTTCTTTAAAAGTTCGGAATCTCTTTTGATTGAAAAATGTGGATTCAAGAAGAATTTTACAAATGCCAACATAGAGAGAGGTATTCGTCTTGAACCCATTGTAAGAGACATGTATGATGAACAGTATCAGAAAAAATCCCATGAAATTGGACTCATCGTTCACCCTGTTCACAAATGGCTCGGTGGTTCAGCCGATGGAATTACAGAAGATGGGTATCTGATTGAAATTAAGTGTCCCAATAAGATTTCACCAAAAGTTCCTGTGTATTATCTTCCTCAAATTCAGATACTTATGGAAATAACTGAATTGGAGATTTGTCATTTTATACAATATCACGAGCCAACTGAAACTTTAAAGGTTATCGAGGTCCCAAGGGACCGGGAATGGTTCGCGGCGCACCTTCCAAAGATGAAGGCTTTTTGGGATCGCGTTTTAGAAAAGAGAAAAAATGGACTTTGCGAAGTTCAAATCTGAGCCTCCAAAGTTGAAACGATATCAAGACCATAAATAACAGGCTGAGAACAATAATGTACCCCATTGTACATTACAGTTTCAGTGCGAACCTCAATGTCACGACTGCTAAATGGTGCTGCATATGTATCTTCGTTGAAACCGCGAGGACGTGTAAGGTTGTTTTCTTGACAATGAGACATGAAAAGATTGACAAACACCTTTTGAGGAACAAATAACAACATCCCAGATGTTGGAGACCTCCCATAAACAATCTTCTCGGATCCAAGAAAATGGACCAAGGAGTTTGTCGTGGATGCAATCTTCTTTCGCATCTCTTTGAAATAGTGTGGCAACACATTCCAGACGTCTTGATTCCCGTAGAGTGATGTGTATTCGAGGTACGCCTTGACACACTTTTGAAGTATACACGCAAGTTCCATTTCGAGTTTATCCTCCAATTTTGGATCCGCATTCAGAACCTGTTTAGTAAAATTCCATGTTACAATTCGACGCTGGATACTTCCAGAGTTGTCTTTCCAATTTGGAACTTCATTTCCTGCAAGAATTCCAGGAGTCCTCCACTCTTTTGTGATGGCCTTTTCATTCTTTACAGCAATTGAAATATCCTCCCCCGAAACCATCGACTGAAACTCAGCCTGTTCAAGTGCAAGGTCTCCCTTGACCTCTGGGCCAATAAACATCAGACAATCATGAATACTTGAGAGACCAAACTTCTTCTCCATATTATTGGACAAAGTCTTGACATCCTCCGTTTCATAAAACTTTTTGAGCGCCTTTGTGATCAGTGTACTCTTTCCAGACCCAGCAATACCCTTCAGAAATGGAATCACTTGCCAACAGTCAATAGTGTTCAACTCAAAACACAACCGCCCAGCAAAAACGTAAAACCAACGGCACACATCCTCATCAAACTTTTGATAATCAAGAATGCTCTGAAAATATGGAGTTGGAATTTGGTACCAATCATCAGGGGGACACTCTAGAAAGTCCAAATCAAAATATTTACAAGATACAACTGGGACATCATCCTCAGATCCATACTTGTAAAATTTATCAATACGTCCATTGTAAATTCCATTCCGGAATGACCAAACATTTCGATCCTTTTTAATTTCAGGAAATTGGATATCCTTACAGACTGATAGAAATTTTATGCATTCGCTGATATTTCCCGCCTTTGCAGTTGAATTTTGCCACATGTCATACTTCGTCTCCTTTTGAAGATGAGAATAAACAAATTCTTTGAGTTCCATTACAGTTTCCCAGGCCCTCGTTGGCTTTTTCTCAGGTGTCAAAATTTCTTTACAACAGGAGCCCTTGTAACGAGTGTACTTTTCCCTTTGCAGACTATCCAGCATATACAAAGTCAACTTTTGGTAAGGGGTAAGATCATCTGATCCTACTCCTATTGTAACAAGTCGGAAGAATGAACCATCAAAGGTATCAGGAACAACCGCCGGATCTTCCATTATATTCATCCATCTGAATATCAGTTCATACTGATTGTCTACATGAGCCATGAGACGGGTCACCCGAAATTCAGCAGGGAGTGCATCAGGGTCCCCGTTGGATTCCTCTGATGTATTCATTTTACATTCATGGAAAATATCAGACAGGTCCCTGAGGTACCTCTCTTTTTTTTCTTTCATCTTATCAAGATCTACATCATTTTTAGGCATACCAAATTGATCCAATTCATCAGGACCGAAATATGTTTTGAATGAATTTGTAATTGCTGTATATTTGTCAACGTTTGATCCAAAACCAGAAAGCTCTACGTAACTTTGAATACGCTCTTCCATTTATGATTACTGCGAGATTATTTTTTAAGCTTTACGACTCGTTGAGTCGGTCTTACTCAGAACAGTCAAAATCTTAATCAGGATTTTATTCTGCATCTCCATTTGTTTTACAGCAGAGGACATAATATCAGCAATATTGTCACCCTCCTCATTTACCAGATAATTGGCAAATGGATCCCCCTCCATCATTTCCTCCAGCTCTCCGTCATCATCGTCTCCAAGGACTTCATCATCATCCTCCTCAGTAACCCGGTCAGCAGGGCGTTCTTTGGAAGTGGACATTTCTATTTGTATTGTTTTTTTTTCATGCGGTTTGACGCGTGAAATTATTTTCTTGGCTCATTCTAAAATGGCTGGAGGATTAATGCAACTTGTCGCTTACGGCGCCCAGGATGTCTATCTGACTGGGCAGCCCAAGGTTACCTTTTTTCAGGCGGTGTACAAGCGCCACACCAACTTCGCAATGGAGAACATCATCCAGACCGTGAACGGTTCCGTTGCTGGTGGTAATCGCGTGTCTGTTACCATTGCACGCAATGGTGATCTGATTGGTAACATGTATGTGTCTATGGCACCAATCGTTCTCAACGGCTCTGTCTACCCCCTGTCACAGACATCTACCAATGCAACTCCAGATTACAACTGGATTGCCGAGCGTGCCATCGCCGATCTGGAGCTGACCATTGGCGGTCAGCGCATTGACAAGCACTACCAGGCTTGGTGGCGTCTGTATTCTGAGGTGTTCCTGTCTGAGATGGACAAGGATCAGTGGGCAAAGATGACAACCCCATCCAACGTCCAGTATACCAGCGGTGGAATGTCCGCAACTGATATCCGCGTAACTCTGCCACTGCTGTTCTTCTTCAACCGCAACCCAGGTCTGTACCTGCCACTGATTGCTCTGCAGTACCACGAGGTTCGCCTGGATTTCAATCTGTCTACTCTGTACGGCAGTTTCTTCACCAGCACATTCGAGGTCTGGGGCAACTACGTGTACCTGGATACTGAGGAGCGCCGCCGCTTCGCCCAGAAGGGTCACGAGTACCTGATTGAGCAGGTTCAGCACACCGGCGCTGATAGCATACTGCAGTCTGGAGCAACTTATACCACTTCTCTGCAGAATCAGCTGATCCGTCTGTCCTATAACCACCCAGTTAAGGAGCTGGTCTGGTGCTACACGAATACCAACTACCCAGGAACAACTTCTTCTCCATACAACTACAATTCCATGTGGAACTTCTCTTCCAATTGCGCAAATGTGAATGTCACTTCCAACCTGAATATCTTCAACCTGACAAATAACTTTGTGCAGCCCCACATTGCCGGTACTCCTCACCTGTTTACCGGTTTCAACATTTCTTCAGCCGGCGTGGTAAGTAACGTATATAGCGCCAATTCTTATTGGTCCGAGGATGGTTCTATGACATCTGCTGCTCACCCAGTAACGACTGCTGGTAACATGGGCATTGAGGTGGGTCCTCTGTACCAGTTCAAGCTGATTCTCAACGGCCAGGACCGCATGGCCGTCCAGCCAGGTAAATACTACAACGTCGTGCAGCCATACTACTACCACACCGGAAACCCTTACCCAGGTATCTATGTGTACTCCTTCGCCCTGCAGCCAGAGGAGCACCAGCCAACCGGAACCTGCAACTTCTCCCGCATCGACAACGCCCAGGCCTATGTCACCCTCAAGGCTGGCGTTTCTGCTACACAGATGCGCATGTTCGCAGTCAACTACAACGTGCTGCGCATCCAGTCTGGAATGGGTAAAGGATTTGGCCACGCCATAGCGTGCTGCTAAACCTCCACTGCTCATAAAAGTAAGTGAGTCGGGCTTCATCCACCCGAAGAAAAATCCACTTGCTAGTCGCATCATCACTCGGTATTTATTTACCGGCGGCGAGACACCTTGTTGTTCGGGAAACCCCTTAGAGCCTTACGTACCAAGCCATGTGGTGAAAACCACTGGTGGCCAGGATTGGAACCTGGGTATGGTAATAATCGTAATGGATTGGGCAATCCGCATGCTGACCACCTTGAAGGGTGGGGCGTCAGAGACTGAACGGGTGTCGGCTTCCACCTCAAAAATGAAAGATTTTTGAGTTACTGGGGGCTTAAGATACAGTCCGTCCTCTGGGGAAACTCAGGGGGTGCCATCGGGTTTGGCATTTAGTAATTAGGGGGTGTATATCATTCACCTTCTATCAATTAAAGAAATGGGTTGCTTATACATTAAATGAAAAAATGTACAAATTGTACAAGGGCCGAGCAACCTTTAGATCAATTTATAGGTAACAGAGGTCAAACTTGTTCTACATGTAAATCGTGTAGAGATAAGTGCAATAGAAATTTAAATCCTAATAAACCTAAACCTTCAAAAGAAAAACAAAATGAATATTGTCGTGCTTCAAGGGCGCGCAAAGCAGCCGGTGAAATACCAAAAGAACATGATATGAATCAAGAATGTAAATGGGCAAAAAGTGAAGAAACAAAACAACGCATATCTCATTGGAAAAAATTAAATCCATTTGAGAGACTTGGCCACTCAAAAAGAAGTGCAGCTAAGCGTGATCATCAATGGTCAATAACTGATGATCACGCCATTCAAATGATGAAAACTCCATGTAATTACTGTGGTCACCTGGATTTAAAAGTTCGTTTGAATGGTATTGATCGTGTAGATAATTTAAAGGGGTATGAAGAAAATAACGTTGTCCCATGTTGTAAAGATTGTAATTATGCTAAAAGAGATTTAACAGTCAAACAATTTATTGATATGTGTAAAAAAATAGTCGAACATCAGAAAACAAACTTCGCATAGCTCAGTGGTAGAGCGGTGGATTGTAGCTCCATTTGTCACTGGTTCGATCCCGGTTGCGGAGACTTTAAAAAAATAAGACAACCCAGACCGCGTGGTTTGTCTTATTTTTAAGTTGTATACTTATAACAAATGAATAACAAAGCTATCATTGGAGGCGTCGTAGCCGTTGTTGTTTTACTTTGCTTTTACTTCTTCTTTTCAAAGAATAAGAAATCAACAATGAAGAAAGCTGACACAATGGAGGAGACTCCAGTAGGTACAATTTATGGAGTCATGACTTGCCCTCATACAGTAAAACAAGTTGAAAAGTTTCCAGGATACAAATTTGTAGATTGTTCAACCAATACATGCCCAGAAATCGTCAAGGCGTATCCAACATCAGTTCACGCAGATGGTCGTGTTGAGATTGGTACAGCTCCTTAAAGATTTCAGGCTTTTGTAAAGTAAATGAGTCAATTTGCTCGTCTCGTCGAACACATGGGTTCAGATGATTCAATTGTTCAGGCTGCCAGGATTTCTTATAATGAGGCGGGTTACGCAGAGGACCCAGTAAAGACCCGTCATCTTATTCGTTACCTCATGCGCAACTGGCACACGACACCATTTGAAATGGTGGAGTTTAAATTTCACATCAAGGCACCTATTTATGTTGCCCGTCAGTGGTTACGTCATCGCACCGCAAGTGTGAATGAGGTATCTGCCCGGTATACCCAAATCAAAGAAGATGAATTTTATGTCCCCATTGAATTCCGAAAACAATCCAAGACAAATCATCAAGGAAGTGACCCCAGTGACCATTTTGATTATCAGAAAAATTACCAATTTAACGAACTTCAGTCAGCCACTTGTAATGCTGCATTTGAAAATTACAAGCTTCTTTTGGAACATGGGGTTGCAAAAGAATTGGCTCGCGGAGTTCTTCCAGTGTGCACCATGACTGAATTCTATTGGAAAATTGATCTTCACAATTTGTTTCACTTTTTGCGTCTGAGAATGAGTGATCATGCCCAACTCGAAATTGCCAACTTGGCCAAAAGTATTTATGATGTTATCAAACCAATAGTCCCGATGGCCTGTGAGGCGTTTGAGGATTATCGTCTAAACGCAGTGACTCTTACCGGACCAGAAATACTTGCCATTCGGTCCGGGGACTGCACAGCTCTATCAAAGAGGGAACAAGATGAATTTAAAATTAAGTGTCTCCAAATAGGTATAGAATGACGACTGTAACCAAAATATTGTGTGGGACAAGTGATCATAGGTATTATATTGGAATTAATGGAATCGAATACAAGGTTCCTTTTAGATACAACCGAATTATGTGTAAGGTTCCAAAGGGTCTAAAGACTCTTTGGGAACTCGAAGTTGGGGATCCGGTTTCAAACTTGGAGGTTCAAAAAATTGTATGGAATGAAAAGACATACTTGGTATTAAAATCAATCAACACTTGTAAGGAAGGATGACCGACTCAGTGAGTCGGGACTCAGTGAGTCGGGACTCAGTGAGTCGGGACTCGAGGAACCGGGACTTGAAATTAGCTCTGACCGTAAGAGCCGTTGAAAATGCAATGGGTCTCGGAAGACCAAAACCTTTCAAAGTTTATAGAGAACTTCCAAATAAAAAACTCATAATTCCTAGATTTTTTGATACATCATTGGTACCTCATAAAATAGCAGAAGGTCAAGATGTATCATTTTCTTTTAACTGCAAACTTCGTAAACATCAAGTAGACGCAATTGGGGCATTTAAAGGAAATGGCGTCCTTTGTCTCCCATGTGGGCAAGGTAAAACATTGACTGCAATTGCAATTGCTTCAAAATTGAAGAAGAAAACTTTAGTAATAGTTCACAAGGAATTTTTGGCGACTCAATGGATTGACCGAATCAAGCAATTTACATCATGCACAAAAATTGGAAGGATTCAAGGGTCTCTCTGGGACACTGATTCTGAATTTACAATTGCAATGATTCAGACTCTTTGTACCAGAGAGTTTAAGGAGGATGCTTTTGATATTTTCGGAACTGTTATTATTGATGAAGCGCACCACATTGGAGCGCCTGCGTTTTCCCAAGTGATGTTGAGAATGTCCCCAAAGTATACACTTGGTCTTTCCGCAACTCCTGAACGTAAAGATGGACTCACAAAGATACTTTACTGGTTCTTGGGTCCTGCATTTTACACCATGAGCACCGATTCTGAAATTGAGTTTTCAATAAATAAAGTGGAGTTTGATTATCCACCTTTATTTAGAGAAGGCCCGCACCTTACACGTTTTGGAAAGATTTGTATGAGTACTATGGTTACAGAACTTACTCTCATACCTGAAAGAAATGCACTTATCCTAGAACACATTCGAGACGCCCAAAAAAGAGGCAGAAAAAGCCTCGTTCTTAGTGACAGAAGAAGTCACTGTGAGTACCTGTATTCACAATTGGACCCAAATATTACTACAATTTACATGGGAGGTTACAAAGGGCACCCTGAAATTGGAGGTGGGACCCTCATATCAACATTCAGTTTGGCATACGAGGGTCTGGACATACCTGAACTGGATACATTGTTTTTGACTACTCCACACTCTGATGTAAAACAAGCGGTTGGAAGGATTACCAGATCGAAAGGCCTAACGCGTGAAATTTGGGACATTGTAGATAATTGGTCCCTCTTCAAACAAATGTGGTACAAGCGAAAAAAGATTTATGAACCGGACAACACCCCAGTGTTGGTGGATCAACCATGTCTCTTCTCTTGAATGAGACCCATAAGTATAAGTGCACCTATAAACATAAAAAGTATAATTGTGCATTCAGTTTCCTGTTGAATTGATTTTGGTACATGTTTTATAGGTGGAGGTGCCACGTCCTCCTCCAAAAAAGTGTACCCGATGCTCATTTACTGTAATACAAGTTCTTTTTTGGAACTCTTTCCACGTCTTCTCTTTCTGGGTTCACTGGACCCGGTGTCAACATCTTTAATACCACTTGATGCTA